GGCTCAGGCGCTGCGCGATACCGCACGGCGCATCCGGCCACGGGCACCCTATGAGCACCGCCCGAAACTGAAAGCACTGGCGGCCTTGCCGAACGACAGCCGCGTGCTGGCGTGCGCCTGGCAGCTGCTGGACAACACCCGCGAACTGCTCGGCTGTGAGGCGCCCGTCCCGCCGCGCTGCCATATGAAACCGATGCGGTTCGGCGGGCACTACTGGTATTGCGGCCACTGCGGCCATACGAAGGAGCGAGTATTGTGATCATCGACTGCGACAAGGAAGACTTTCTGGCGATTCTCCAGGCCGCCGCTGACAGCACTTGGATGCCTGACTGCTATATGCGCAATGACTGGGTGTCCGACGTTTGCCGATTCCTTCGCGAGGGGCCTGCGGCTTTCCTGGCCCCCGCGCCAGCTGCTGCGAAACCCTCGACGTGCTGCCCAGGCGAACACCTGGTGCCCATGCACAGCACCGACACGAAACTCTGCACCGGCTGCAAAACCGAAAAACACTGGCCGCTTGAGCCTGGACAAAAGAGAACCCTATGAAAGCTGAACTGATCGACCGCAGCAATGGCGACCTGCTCGCCGTCAACTCGGCCCGCGTGAGCATGGCCAAGCATCACGACACGTTCGATCCGGGTACCGACCGGCGGCTGCTGGCGTACCTGGCACGCGAAAACCACTTCACGCCCTACACACATGCGCGCATGACCGCAGTGTTGCCGCGAGACTCGTTCGACCTAGCAGGGCTGACCGAGACTGACCGCGCCGGGCTGGTTTGGGATGCCGGGCGCGAACTGATCAAGTTGAGGCATTCGGTATGGGGCTGGGCGTCGCTGATCGCCGCCGGGCGTATCCGGGGTATGGCCGCTGCGGGCGTAGAGACTCTAGTAGCTCGCAAATTCCCTGAGTGCGCACGGGTTCTCGGACTGGACCCGGGGAAGTTGTGCCGCGAATGGGCTGCCGGATATGGTGTAGACGAATCGACCGAAACAGACCCGCGTTTCATCGACGTGACGTTCCGCCTGACCGCGCCGATTCCGGTCGTGCGGCAGATCCAGAAAACCATGGTCGGGCTGGCGCTGAACGAGGTGAGCCGCCGCTACGTCGACGAGGCCCCAACGTTCGATACGCCGGCAGTTTGGCGCGCCCGGCCTGCCGGCAACATCAAACAGGGCAGTGGCGGTACGTTGCTCGGGTGGCGCCAGTACGCGGCGCGGGGCCTGTTCGCAACGGCGCGTGAGGTCAGCCGGTTCGCATACGCGGCGATGATCCGCATCGGCGTGGCGCCTGAGCAAGCGCGCTGGGCGCTCCTGCAAGCGATGGAAACTCAGGGCTACTTCACGTACAGCCTGGCCACATTGAAGCGCCTGCACGACCTGCGGGCCGATGGGCACGCCCAAGCGGAGGCCGGCGAAGTGGTGCGGCAAATGTCACTGGCCGTGGCCTGTTCGGATGTGGCAGAAGTGTGGGTGAATCAATGAAAGTTTCGGACGCTGATATCCTCAAAGCGATTTGGCGCGAGCAGGTAAAACGCACCGCCCGTGGCGTTATTGAAAACTACGTCGGGGACCGCAAGGGCTTGCGCTCGGAAAGCTCGAAACGCTATTCGCAAGCGCTTTACATGATTGGCCGTGCCGGGCTTAGCGTGCCGCTGAGCAAGGGGCATCTAGGCAAGCGGTTAAAGCAGTTGATAGGGGTCGTTGACGGCCTGCAATGGTTCGGGCGGCCGGGTAACTCCTATCAGTTCGTGGGTTCGCGCCCGGACGAGGTTTTCGCCTACGCTTGGCACTGGTGGTCAGCACGAGGCGTGCCGGACGGATACGAACCGGGAAAGGGCTGCCGTTGTGTAAAGGTGGAAAACTTCGACCAACTCGCGGCGGACTTAGAACTCGAACTTGTCGGTAAGTTCTGCTGACAATCCTTACCCGGCCCTTGCGCCGGGTTTTCTTCGCCTGTACCATGTCGCAAAATAACGCGGAGGACGCATTGTGACTTTTGTTAACGCTAAAGAACTCGCCGAGCTGCTGGGACTGTCAGTCCGGCACGTTCAGCGCCTGGCCGCGCAGGGCTCTATCCCGCACCACCGGTTCGGCGACCTGATGCGCTTCGACGTGATCGCCGTACTGGCCGCCACCGGCTGCAGCATGACGACCGACGACGCTGCGATTACCCGCTTCACCAGTGCCATGCGAGACAAGATGGCCAAGGGCCGCGCCGAAGGCAAACACGGGTGGGAGGGTTGCCCGGTGGACGAACTGCACGACCTGCTGGCGCGGGCCGCCACTCAGCAGGATTACGCGAGCGTCGGGAACTACGCGATGATGTTGCACGAACGTCAGGTTGGGGGTGGGGTATGAGGGCTTGGGTGACAAAATATGCTCTGACCGCCGGTGTTCAGCTTGTAGAGGGCGAGGCCTCAGACGGCATGCTGACTTACCGTACCGGCAAAGGCCGGTTCATGCAATTCGCGCACAAAGGCGAGTGGTTCGATAGTGAAGCCGGTGCGCTGGCACGGGCCGAGGAAATGCGCATCCGTAAAATAGTGTCTTTGCAAAAGCAGATGGCTCGGCTCGAGAGCTTGACCTTTACGGTAAAAACCCCATGAGCCCCCTCCACCTGTGGGCCCGTTACTACGCCGGGCGGGGCTTCGCTATCTTCCCGCTCGCTCCTGGCACTAAATCACCCTTCGCTGACTCGCACGGCTCGACCGAGGCGACTACCGACCTCGCGCAAGTCGATGCGTGGTGGTCGGCCAATCCGGACGCCAATATCGGCTGCAAACCTTCGGCCAGTTGCGGCGGTCTGTACGTATACGACGTAGACCCGCGTAACGGCGGCGTGGGCGACCCGAATATCTGCTCGCCTATGCGTGTGCTCAGCCCGGGCGGCGGCTACCACGACTGGCTGGTCGCACCGAACGATCCGAACGTGCGCTACAGCGGCGCGCCGGCCCAGGGCGTCGACGGCAAATACAACGGCTATGTGGCCCTTCCGCCGTCGCTGCACCCGAACGGCAAGCGCTACGAGTGGGTTAACGGCCCTGACGCCGCGCCGTCGCCGATCCCGGAGTACCTCATCCGCCGCTGCAAACCGCGCGAGCGTACCGAGGCGACCGGCGGCACCCTGGCCGACACGGCCCGCATTACCGAAGCGCTCGATCGACTCGACCCGACCGACTATCACCACTGGGTGCAGGCCATGGCCTCGGTGAAACACTGGGAGGACACGACCGAAGGCGCTGACGGTGTCGGCTTCGAGCTTGTCCGTCAGTGGTCTGAGCAGGACCCCCGCCACGACGATGGCCAGTTCGCCGACAAATGGGAAACCTGGAACAGCGACGCGGCCAACGCACGTACCCTCGGTTCGCTGCTGCACGACGCCGGGCTCACCGCGGAACAGAATCAGGTCGACCCACTGGCGGCGTTTACCGCCGCTGGCGTGCCTGCCGAACTTCCCGCGCCTGCCGCTGTGGTTTGGACGACTGAGCCGGTGGCCAATTTCAAGGCCGACGCGCCTGCCGCTGACGTGCTCGGCGACATGCTCGCCGACGATCATCGCGGGTTCGCTGCGCGCTGGCAGGCTGGCGGGGACGTGCTGGATGACCTGGCGTGGCGATGCGGCAGTAACTGCGAGCGCGTGGCGGAAATCCTCGCGCTGGGTGGCCGGCCCGTGGATCGTGACGCAGTGGCCCGAGCCTGTGCTGGCCGCACGACCTGGTACACGGTCAAGCCGAAAACGCCCGAGCAGGCGATTGTGATGGCCGACCAGCCGGCGGTACCGGTGGACGATGGTACGCTGGTGCACGCCTTCCGGGTGTGCCTCGGGATGTTCCAGCACCTGCCTGGGCTGTTCGAACGGGACGGACTGCTCGTGCGAGTAACCGCTGATGGCCGAATCCTTGACCATGATGTGCACAGCCTCTCGCACCTGCTCGAAACGTTCCTGCAGCTCACGAAGGGTGGCAAGGGCGCGGCGGCCAAGTGCCCCGAGACCCTGGCGCGCCGCCTGCTAGGCCACGGCGAGTACCCGGGCGTGCGCTCGATCAAGGCCGCCGTTCCGATGCCTACCGCGCGGCCCGACGGTTCGGTGATCACCGAGCAGGGCCTGGACTTGGCGACCGGGCTGTACCTGCTGGGTGCACCGATTCGTGACCCGCGCGCGCTGGCCGGCGCAGAACTCGAAGCGTGCAAGGCTCGGGTTTGGGCACCGTTCCGTGAGTTCCCGTTTGCCAACGACGCAGCGCGCGGCACCCTCGTCGCTGCGCTGCTCACCGCGGTAGTGCGGCCCGCCCTAGACACTGCGCCGGCGTTCCTGGTCAACGCCCAGGTGCACGGCACCGGTAAAACCCTACTGTCAGAGGCGCTGATGATCGCCGCCACTGGGTCGACCGCGCCGCTCACCCTGCCGGACGATCCGGCCGAGCAGGGCAAGACGCTGATTTCGATGCTGCTGGAGGGCCCGCGCGGCGTGCTGTTCGACAACGTCATGTCGGTGCTAAAGCCCAACGCCACGTTCTGCTCGGCGATGACCAGCGAGTCGTACCGGGCGCGCGGATTGGGCGGCATGAAACTGGTGTCGGTCAGCAACCGTGCGCTGTGGGTGCTGAACGGCAACAACGTCGAGCTGCGTGGCGACGTGGTCCGTCGGGTGCTTTCGATCGTCCTCGACAGCCCGGAGAACCCGGAGACTCAGCGGCACGACTTCGACCCACGGGAGGTTATCCGTGGCGGCCTGGCCGAGTACCGCGCGGATCTGCTCGACCTGATCGTCTCGTATCAGGCGGCTGGCATGCCGTTGCAGAGCCGTGAGGGCATGGCGTCGTTTGAGCAGTGGAACCGCCTGGTGCGCAACTGCGTGCTGTGGCTCGGGTTCGCTGACCCGCTGCAGACGCTAAAAGAGGCCCAGGCCGAAGATGGCGAGACTATGCTGCTGCGCCGCATGCTGACCGTATGGCACGAGCGGTTCGGCGATGAGGCCATGCTGCTGCGCGACCTGGTGGCCCATCCGTTCGAGGGCGAGGTAGCCGCGGAGTGGCAGGAGGTCTACGGGCTGATCACCACATTCAAAGGGCGGCAGGACCCGGCGCAGTTCGGATACTGGCTGCGGCGCATGAAAGGCCGCAAGGTCGACGGGATGTACTTCACAGCAGGCGGCGTCGGTAAGGGAGGGGTGACGAAGTGGTGTGTTAAAAAGAGCTGACGAATGGCGCCCCTAACCGGGCGCTTTTTCGTTTGACAGGAAATAAAACGGGCCGCATAATGAGCGCACATTCAACGAAACGGAGTTACTGAAATGGCTACAGTGCTGATAGGTTACTCAGCTTGCCCGCTTACTCGCCGAGCTTTCGAAGCCCAAGGGCACGAGGTGGTGACTTGCGATTTGCTACCCGCGCGTGATGATTCGCCTTTCCATATTCAGGGCGATATTTGGTCGGAGGCTTTGCGAAACGGAAAATGGGACATGGCAGTCCTGCACCCGATGTGCACCTATCTAAACGTCGCTTCCGTATGGGCTTTGAAAGACCCTGACTTCGATCGGTACCCGGGCGTCGGGTACCACCAGCATGTCAAGCCCGGGACTCTTACCGGTGCCGCACGCCGAGCCGCACGCGATGCCAATATTGAGAACTTCAAACGGTTACTGGATTTGCCCTTCCCCGTCGCAATCGAGAACCCCGCGCCGTCATCGCTGAACACTGCGGTTCGACCGCCTGACCAAGTGGTGCACCCGTTCCAGTTCGGCGACGACGCCAGCAAGGGAACCGGCTTCTGGCTGACCAAGGGCCTGCCGCTGCTGGAGCTGGACCCAGCAAAGTTCGTCGAGCCGCGCCTTGTATGCCACAACAAGCACGCGTTTGAATACGGTCAGACCCGCTGCACGCAATGCGGGTCTGAGCGCTACCTGCCGCGGTGGGCGAACCGGACAGACGCGGGTCAGAACCGACTTTCGCCGGGTGAAAAGCGCTGGCTCGAGCGTTCACAGACCTACCTGGGCATTGCAGCCGCCATGGGCGACCAGTGGGGCCGCTGGCTAAATGGAGTGAAACGCAATGACTGACAATCAAACCATCGCCGAGCAATGCGCCCAGGCCGACGACCCGTACGAAGCAGCGGTGGCGAACTGCGCGTACAAGTCGACCCCGTCGGCGCATCGCAAGGTGTTCATTTTCGCAGACCGCAGCACACTGGCGTTTGCGGTTACCTATCAAGTGGCTGAAACAGGAGTGATGGCGCCGTGAGCACCGAGCACGCGGACAGCGCCCAAGCGCGCGAGTGGGACCGGCAGCACGACGGTCCTGCTCAGGACGATTGGCTTGAGCCGACCGCGCCGAACGAGTATGAGGCCCAATGCAAACGAACAGCTGCTGCGCGTGTGCGGGCGGCGATTGAGAAACTGGAACGGAGATTTATGCGATGAAACGATATGAGATGTTCTGGAACGATCGGGAAGCGCGGGCCCGGACCGATGGTAAGTGGGTTCGCTACGACGATGCGCGGGCAGTAATTCACGGTCTGCAAGCGCTGCTGAACGAGCGGGACGCTGAGATTGACGGTATGCGGGAAGCGCTGTCCGCCGCTGTCCGGCCCTTGGAAAGTCGCCTAGCGTCTGTGGCGGGGCACATCCCCTTCACGGACCATCCTGAGGCTTATCACGCCGAGGCTGGCAAATTGCGCCGGCTGATCGCGCGCATAACCTGCGAATTCAAGGTGCGCCCAGCATGAGCCGCCTCGTACGCATGGCCCAACTGTTCGCGCAGGCCGCCCACGGGGCCACTGGGCAGGTGCGGCGGTACACCGGTGAGCCGTACATCGAACACCCGGCAGAGGTCGTCGCACTGCTCAAGCGGGCCGGGGTGACCGACGATGCGATGCTGGCGGCGGCGTGGTTGCATGATGTGGTTGAGGATACGGCGATAACCAACGCCGATATCGTCCGGGCTTTTGGGGGCGGAGTGGGCGCTGCAGTGCACGAACTGACTGACGTGTGCCTGCCTAGCCCCGACCGGCCCCGACGGGTCCGAGTTCGGATAAACCGAGAGCATTCGGCATCGGCACACCCCCGCGTCAAAACCATCAAATGCGCCGACCTGATCAGCAACACGCGGTCGATCCGTGAGCACGACCCGAAGTTCTGGCCGGTGTATCGGGCTGAGGCCCTGGCGCTGCTGGACGTACTGCGCGACTGTTCGCACCCGGCGCTCTGGCGTCAATTGGAAGAGGAACTGCAGGAATGAAACTGAACTGTGACCGCCGCGAGGCCGACACTCTGACCGTCGACTTGGAAAACCCGAAAGAGGTATTCATCACTTGTGCCGACGAGCACGGGGCGGGGGCCGTTCTATTTACCGACCGCGCCAAGGTTGCGCAACTGCGGGATGCCCTGACGGAATGGCTGGAGCGAAACGCATGAAGCGCATGGATACAGCGCCGCTCGACGGCACCCGTTGCCTCGTCCTCTCGCGCGTGTGGCACTACTGTCACCGGAAGTGGACTTACGTCCAGGACGGCACGCTATGGGTCGACGCATTTTACGACGGCGAGAGCTGGCAGGAATGGTGTGGGAACTCAAAGACTCGCAGTACAGCCAAGCCCGACCCGATCGGTTGGGCACCCCTACCTTCGGAGGAAATCGAATGAAAGAACTGTACATAGCATGCGAGAAATCGCGAGACGAGATGCGGTTAGACCTTGAGGGTGATTCGATCCTAATAACAGTCGAGGCTAGTCACGGCGAACAGGCGTCTGTCTTCCTTGAGAACCCCGACACGGTCGCAGAGCTGCGCGATGCGTTGGACGAATGGCTGGAGCGAAACGCATGAAAACAAGCCCCGAATTGTGCTTTTACGATTTCAACCAGCAGCACGCGCCGTGCCTGGTCGATGGGAATTCCCACCAACCCCCGTCGCCCGAGCCGCGCTATACGATGGTGGAGGTGGGGCCCGAGGCGATCCCGGCGCTTGAGCAGCATTGGCAGACGGGACGCCCGGTAGAACTGCTGGGGGTTGTTTTTGAATTTGCCGTTATCGCCAGGGCCCGGCACCGATGGCTCCGACCGTCCCGGTTCGTCGTGCGAGGTGTGAAATGCTGATCGCGGCAACGGGCCACCGACCGGACAAGCTGGGCGGCTATGGCGTGCACGACGCTCGGCTCGAAGATATCGCCCGCGGCTACCTTTCCCTGATGCAACCGGCCGGCGTTATCACAGGCATGGCACTAGGCTGGGACACACGTTTCGCCCTGGCAGCCCTGTCGCTTGGTTTGCCGGTGCACGCCGCCGTACCGTTCGAGGGGCAGGAAAGCAGGTGGCCGTGGCAATCTCAGCAAACATACCGTTCGATCCTGGCGCGGTGTGCGACTGTGACCGTCGTTTGCCCGGGCGGGTTCTCGAAAATCGCCATGCAAGACCGGAACCAGTGGATGGTAGATCGTGCCGTTCGCATTTGCGCGATGTGGGACGGTTCTGCCGGCGGTACAGGAAATTGCGTCCGGTACGCGGAAAAACAGAAAAAGCCGATTGATAATCTCTGGCAGGCATTTTCGAGGTAGAGATGATGCCGGTCTAGGTAGAGATGGTACGGGACTGCTCGATTCCATCTCTACCCGCCGGATCCCAGTGTTTCCGCGGGCTGACGTATGTCTTATAGGTATGGAATATATACTTCTATATTGATAAGTTATGATATATACATAATGTAAACGGTGCATAACCCCAATAAGTGGTTTACCAGAAGCGTAGAAAAACCACCCCGCATCTCTCCCTTACCGCAAGACTGTTGGCCAAAGCCCCGTAAACTCTGAGGGTGAGATGCGGATGGGATCTCTTCTTGTAACCACACCTATCCCTTTCAGACAGCGCGTGCTAGAATTCCGCAAAATCTAGGAGTTTTTGCATGCTCGACATACCGATCCTACAGGCGCTGCTGAAATACGATCCGGCTACCGGGCGGCTGATGCGCGGACGCGAACGAATCAAAGGCACGCGCAAATACGCCGGCGGCCCCCTGGTCTTTTCCCTGCGCGGGAAAATGCATTCGATGGGCCGCGTTTGCTGGGCGCTGCACTACGGCTTTCTGCCGGGCCAGGTGCGGTACCGAAACGGCGACCCGACGGACAACCGAATCGACAACCTGTACGCCCCTGGCGCTACTGAGCTGACGCACGAGGGGAAATACCCGGGCGTTTCGGTTATTCGTGATCAGCGCACGGGCCGGCACCGCGGCTACCAAGGCAGTGTGTACTTCGGAAACCCGACCCGACGCCACCGCACAGCTGTCGTCGAAACGCCCGAGGAAGCGCGAGACCTTCGCGCCGCGCTCAAGGAATGGTTAGAATGGGTCGAATCTCAAAAAGGAACCGCACAATGACTCCCGATCAACTGGCACTGTTCGAGCAACTGACGCCGCTACAGCGCCGCGTTTGCACGGCCCTGCTGGTACCGGGTACGACTCAGCGCGACGCGTACAAAAAGGCGGGCGGCAAAGCAAAGAGCGAAGCGTCGATTGACGCGACGGTTTCCGGCATCCTCAGTGAGCCTAAGGTAAAAGCCTTCCTGGACGCGATGGCACAGGCCGCCGTGACGAGTTCTATTGCAACCCGTGCTGAGGTACTGGAGTTCCTCACTCGCGTCGTACGGACGCCCCTGAGTGCCCTGACGGACTTCGAGAAAGTACCGGTCAAGGTGGACGAAGAGACCGGCGAGGTATTGGCCACACAAACCGTGTGGAATATCAAGGACTCGGCCCTACACGACCCGCAGGCCCTGGCCCTGATTTCAGAACTCGAAGTCGGTAAGCACGGGCCGAAAATCAAGACGCACTCGCAGCTGCAGGCCGCGCAAATGCTGGCCAAGCTGCAGGGATGGGAAGCGCCTGCGAAGATCGACGCCACTGTCCGCACGGCCAAGCCTGCCGCCGACATGGACCCGGCTGAAGCGGCACGGGCCTACCAGGACATGATGGGCTCATGACGCTGCCATTCCCTTTCGACTTCCGGAACCCGGACTATCCGCAGGTGTTCGCCTGGCGGGCAGAGCGCCTGGACCGGCTGCGGGCGCGCCCCGAGCTGTTGCCCGCGATCCTGGCCCACTACCGCGACAACCCCGCGCAGATGATCACCGACTGGGGCTGCACGTTCGACCCCCGTAACGCTGAGCGCGGCCTGCCGCCGATCATCCCGTTCATCCTGTTCCCAAAGCAGGAAGAGTGGGTCGACTGGTGCATGAGCCACTGGCGCGGCCAGGAGGGTGGCCAGGTCGTGAAGAGTCGAGACATGGGTCTCTCCTGGCTGACGATGGCCTTGGCCAGCGTCCTGGCGATCACCCGCGATGACCTGGTTATCGGCTTCGGCAGTCGCAAGGAAGAGTACGTCGACAAGATTGGTTCGCCTAAATCGCTGTTTCACAAGGGCCGCATGTTCGTAAACTTGCTCCCGCCCGAGCTGCGCGGCGGGTTTAACCTGCAGACCACTGCGCCACACATGCGCCTGATGTTTCCCAACACAGGGTCGGCGCTTGTAGGCGAGGCGGGCGACGGGATCGGGCGGGGCGACCGGGCATCGATCTACTTCGTCGACGAGGCGGCATTCCTCGAGCGTCCGCAACTGGTCGAGGCGTCCCTTTCGCAGACCACCAACTGCCGTATCGACGTTTCGACGCCAAACGGCCCGTCCAACCCGTTCGCCGAGAAGGTGCGCAGCGGCAAGCACGACGTGTTCCGCTTCCACTGGCGGGACGACCCGCGCAAGGACGACGCGTGGTATGCGAAACAGTGTGAGAAGCTGGACCCGGTGACGGTGGCTCAGGAAATCGATATCAACTTCGAGGCGTCGGTCGACGGCGTGCTGATCCCGTCCGCCTGGGTGCAGAGTGCGATCGGCGCGGACGTGAAACTCGGGATCGACATGCGCGGCGAGAAGCTGAGCGCACTGGACGTTGCGGACCAGGGCAAAGACACCTGCGCGCAGGGCAAGCGCGACGGCCTGGTGCTGGACGACCTGGACGAGTGGCGCGGCAAGACCACCGAGGACATTTACGGCACAACTCAGCGGGCGTTCGAGAACTGCGACCGCTGGCAGACCCCGTTCCTGCGGTTCGACTCGGACGGCCTCGGCGCGGGCGTGCGCGGCGACGGTCGAGTGCTGAACGAGCAGCGCATCGCAGTAGGCCGGCGGGAGATTAGCGTCGAGAGTTTCCACGGCAGCGGCGAAGTGGTCGACAAGGACCTGGAGTTCATCAAGGGCTATACCGACGACAACGGCCAGTACCACCCAGGGCGCACCAACGGCGAGTTCTTCGAGAACTACAAGGCCCAGTGCTACTGGTCGTTGCGCGACCGGTTCCGCGCGACGCACGAGGCGGTGACCGAAGGGAAAGAATTCTCCGTCGACGAGCTGATCTGCCTGAGCCCGACGTTGCCGCACCTGGAGAAACTGACCGCCGAGCTGAGCCAACCGACCTACAAGAAATCGGCGCGCGGCAAGATCATCGTTAACAAGGCGCCCGATGGCACCAAGTCGCCCAACCTGGCCGACATGGCCATGATGCTGTTCGCCCTGCAGTCGAGTGCCCGGCCGCCCAAGTCACGAGTATTCATGCGAAAACGCGGTTGACAGTCGGTACAGCTAGCCGTATTCTGCGCTCACACCTAACGAAACGGAGTACGCTCAGATGGCAAAGAATTTCCCCGCAGAACTCGAAATGAAAGTCCTGCTTACCAACGGCGACGGTTACGGCGTCGCAACTATCGGCCTCGGCCATGGGGAGCTGCCGACCCTCGCAGAAGTGCAAGCGCGGATCGAGCGCTTCGCCAAAGAAGAACTGGCGACCCTGGACGGCTACCGCTTGGCCACCGCCCCCGAGTACTGGGACTACGTTTGCACGGAGAAAACCGGTCAGACGTTCGCATGTCCGGCCGAATGGCGCGAATTCGATGCGAGCGGCGATGCGACGGGCCGACTTCTCGCAGACCTGACCGACGCCGCTGCCCAGTTGCGCAAATACGAAACGCTGCACCGCGCCAAGGGCACGCCGGACAGCCTGGAAAAAGCTGAGGTGAACGCAGCGCTGGCCGCACGGTTCGAGGCGACGATCGCTGCGGCGGTAGGGGGTGCGGAATGAGCATGCGTTCGGAGTTCGAGCAGTTCTGCCGCCGTACCCGCCCAGCCATGTCGACAGCACGTGACCTCCTCCTATCCGGCAAGTGGGGTGAGTATTCCAACAACTCGACGAACGCCGCGTGGCGTACTTGGCAGTACCTGCACAAACAAAACAACCCGAAGCCAGCACGCGCAGTGCCTGCGCCGCCGGAGCGGGCCTGACCAATGGCCCTCACCTGGTTCACCCTAAACTATCTGATCCGCCCGGCGCTTCGTGTGAAGCGTTGGCCGGTGGGAGAACGTACTGCATGCCCCTCTTCAACGTAACGCACCAACCGTCGGGCCGTACGCTGCATATCCGGGCGGCCTGCCGGACCTGCGCCCGGCGTATCGCCGTCGAGCACATCGCGCGGACCGGCCCCACTGCCGAGTGGCGTGACCCCGAGCAGACACGGGTCGATTTCGTAGGCTCGGGGAACGGGCCGTCGGGAGTGTTGACAGACTCCGAAGCGTGACGCATACTGCGCCCACTTACCAACGAACGGAGTGAACCGCATGTTCTCCTACACTGACGACGCTATCGTCACCAGCAGCCCGACCGGGCACCACCTGAGCACCGTAATTCGCCGCCCTGCCGCCATCGGCCCGCTCGACTGGAACGAGCACGCCGACCAGGTCTGCAAGGTTCTGAACGAATTGGACCGGAATGCGAAGTTGAATTACCAGGTTTCCTACTCACTCGGCGCAGGCTTTCAGACGGTTGGGCGGGTGAAACGCGACCAGCCGGCAACCGAAGCGCGTCAGCCTATGCCCTCCGCCAATCCGGAACGGGAAGAAAACGTCTTCCTGCGCCGAAAACTAGACGACGCAACCACCAAACTGTGCGCCGCGCAGATGCTGCTGGAAAAGCCGATCGAGGTGGGCGCCCAGATGGCGAGCTACCTGTACTACCTCCCGAAAGGCAGCACCGCGCTATTCAATAACCGCACCTTCAAACGAGTGGAGTAACCCGCATGACTCGATTCGAACAGTTCCAACAAAACGTGCAGCGCTGGGCAACCGAGCGCGGCATCTACGAGCACAGCACCGCACGGGCACAGGCCCTCAAGGCGGTTAGCGAGGTCGGCGAGCTGTGTGACGCGGTGATCAAACACCAGCGGGCAGAAGCGCAGGATGCTGTCGGCGACGTAGCAGTTTGCGTCGTAAACGTTGCGCACTTCTTGTCCCACACGTTCGACCCTGACCACTTTGAGCCCGAGAACCTGCTGAGCCATGATCATTTCGGTGCGGCCGCCGAGGCTGCGCGCGTGGTCAGCACCCTCGCTCACCAGGTTTCTACATTCCAGAACATGATGGCTAGCTTTGACAACGACGGGTGCGACCGGGCAATCACCGCTTTGCGTGAGTTCTGCGTGTGTCGCGGCCTTGACTTCGACGACTGCTGCGAGTCGGCCTGGCAGACGATCAAGGACAGGCGCGGCAAGATGGTTGCCGGCGGGGCGTTCGTCAAGGAGGGTGAGTGATATGTGGAAGCGCATCGATTGGGAAATTAGCCTCGACGGCGAAACTTACTCCGGCTGCATGAATCTGCACAAGCCCGCGGACTTGGAGCGCGTCCTCGAAGAGGTTCGCTCGGAAATCGAGGACGAAATGGAAGAGCGCGACGGCGATGATTAAACGCCTACTCAACTGGCTGCGCGGCCCGTCCCCGCAGCAACAACTCACCCTGGCCGACCTGCAGCGCTTGCAGGCCGCCGAGGCTAAACGTCAACGTCGAATGGAGAAACGCCGTGAAATCAACTGAATTCCTACAAGCCGCCATCGACACCCAGGCCGAGCGCGGCAAGCAGTACGACTCGCCGGAGGGTGAGCGCAGCATGGGCCGCACGGTCCAGGCGTTCAACGCGATCACCGGGCGCGGTCTGACCGAGGCTGAGGGGTGGCTGTTGCTGCAGGTGCTGAAAGACGTGCGCCAGTGGCA